AAATTCCTGGCGGAATTTTAATGCTTTGCTGTGCAGTATCGAACCGGGCCTAGGCCCGGTCCTTGTTCTGGAAAAACACCTGGCGGTGATTTTCGCGGTCTACGACCGATTGCGCACGGTCAATGCCCGAAGCGCGATACGGGACAGGCCCGTAACCGACATAGCGGTAGTTGCCATGCTCAAAGAGCCTGGCAGGAAACGCGGTTCGCAAGCGAAACTCGACGTTTGAAGGGTAACACGCAAGACTGCGTGTTGGTGGCTTACATTCGTTCGCCAGGCGGCGCTGTACGCGCCTGTTGTAGTCATCCTGGCGGAGAGCGGCCCAGGACGAACCTGGCCCGCCGTTAACACTGACTTGTGGTCTTACGCCGACCATGGTGCGGGCGAAGAAGGGCCAGTCTGTAACTGGCCTGTTATCGTCGGTCCATGTATCCATGGTACCTCCTAAGGTTTATGCACCTGACGGTGATAAGTAAGGGGAGCCTAGTTGTAGGCAAGGGCGTCCCGCCCTGATCCCCGCTGAGTAGCGCCCGATGATAGTTCGGGCCTGACCTGCCCAGGCTGCAAGAGCAGCCCAGGCACCCCGCTGAGGCGGGGCTTGAAGGGTTCAGGGCAAGGAAGACTTGCCGAGATAGGAAAGGGTTTTTTTGTGTTGGTCTAGTAGTGGGTATGTTGCGCACGTGGTGAATTTACATGCAACTTTTACCCGACTGACCCACATATTACCTTTCCGTCTTTGGCAATACACTTCATGCCCGCAGGGCATAGCCTGGCGGCTCTTAGCCGCCAGTCAGAGTATTGCCAGTGTGCTGGATCGTAGAACCCGAAAGCGGGGTCTCCTCCCCAGGTGAGTTTTAGGCCACGTCGTCTAGCGACTTCCTGGCCTAACGCGCCCAGGATATCCCAGCCAGGGGCAGGCATATGAACCCAGGCGCGTGTTGTGTGGATAATATCCACTGCAAGGCCAAAGTTATGTGGGGACTGGCCCCACTTGGCGTTGCTATGGCCTTCGGCCTCTAGCCTGTTTTGCCAGGCTTTATCCCGATACCCGTTGTGGACGCGTAGCGGGATGGACTGTTTAGCGGCGGCCGCCTGGAAGGCGAACCACCATTTTTTTAGTTCACAGTCAGTTTGTTCCGAGCCATCAAAGATGCCTCGGTTAACAGTGGCCCGCTGTACCGGGCCACTGCTGGTAGCGATAGCGCCTATCTTCATTCGGGAGTGCCCCCGATGTCAGGCGACGGCTTAACCGTCTTAGGCTTGGGAGTATCGTCATCAACCGGGTCGGGCCCGGTTGTTTGTTCGTCGATTACGACCGGGACTTTTGGAGGCCCGGTCGGTTCATCGACTTTTGGCGGCAAAGCCGCCTTGCGATCCTTGATAAGATCGCGAACCTTGAGAGCGCCTATTTCATGGCTCATCAGGTTCATTTTGCGCAGGAGCGCTTCCATCGCCGGGTTAAGGGCCGGGCGTGGCGACATGTCCGTCAGGCTATCTGACCGGGTCTGAACGACCGGAACAGCGCCGCGGGGCATCTCGATAGAGACCACGCAAGCGGGGTCCGCATCGAACCACAACGCAAAAGGCGTTGGGTTCGATACATCGAAAGAGAAATCGCCGGGGCCAAATTGCTTAAAAAGCAATGGCCCGCCAATTTCTGGCTCGACTATGACACTAAGGGGGTGGCTAGAAACCCCATTTAAAGTGTGGCGAACACCCTGGGACAACATCACGATGTCACCCAGGGCGGCAGCTTTCAACTGCGTGAAAGATTTACGCATTTACGTCTACTCCGGTAAGAAGAGGATCGGAGGGAGCAAGAGCCGCAACAGCGTCATAGTCCCCCGAAGCCTCATAAAGTACAGGGCCGAACTGTACAGCGCTGCCTTCAATAGCGCACACGTGAACGTGTTGCACGATAAAGGGCTCGACAGTGGTGTCCTTGAACACGTTGTGCGTCAAGGCAGCAGGAACCAGGAAGGTATCTGCATTTAGTTCAGGATCGACAGTACGAACCGACCAAATATTTTGTTGGTCTTCCGCATTCGGATCCGAAAGCAGTTCGCGTTTATAGCGACCGCCAACACCGGAGCGCATGCGCGCCCAGTGGTAATTCCTGGGAGCATAGCCCCAGGTCTCGTCGCCGCCGCCAGCAGTGTGGAGGGCATCGACAAAACGAGCCGGGACAACATCGACTTTTTGGGTGTCGAGATAGTCCACCAGGCTGTTGGGCAATGTTGCGTCCGTTTCACGGAGAAACATATCAGCCTGACGGTCGAAGATAGGCTCGGGAAGAATTTCATAAGTACAAACGACAACGCCACCAGTAGTTTGGAGTGGCATAGCCAGGGGCATGGAAACTTGAACCTGGCCGTTAACAACGTAGGTCTCAAGTGAAGCCCCATCAGTGGCGTTCCGTTGTGCCTGGCCGAAAGTGGCATTGCCTTTGCCCAGGAGGATAGGTTCCCGGTAAGCATTGTTAGGGATTGAAAAACCACGCATGAGAAGATCGATCATATCGTCGTCATTGCCCGCGTAAGTAGCGCGCAATTTTGCCATGGCCTGGGTGCGCCGAGCACCATCAATTTGTGCAATTGATATAGTGCCAGTCTCACCGGCCAATTCGGCAAAGATTTGGGGAACGCCAGCGAGCGTTTCAAATGCAACGATTTGTGCGTCCCGCGAGGTTTTGGCGGTATCAGTGGAAATAGCGTCTTCGGACCATAGAGCATTGCGCGAAGCTTCGACCTGGGCAGAAACCAGGCCGATACCGGAAACAGGAATTTGAGTACCAACGAATTGGAGGTTAACCTCCGCCTGCTCAAGGGCGGCGTCAAAGGTTGGTACAATACGGCTAAGAGCCGTTTGCCCCCATAAAGCACGAGCGATTGAATAATCGTTCATCGTGCGGGCGGGGAGAGTGATAGAAACCTGTTCACGACGGAAGTTGATAACGCGGTTATAAGCCTCCACGTACGCGGTAGCGATGGTTTCACCATCCTGGAAGTGTTCACCCAGGACATCATAGAACTCGTCATGCGTGGCCCCGGAGTAGGTAACATGCTCCAGGATACTTTCAGCACCGGCAACACCGGCCCAGGCGTCTGCGACAGCGTCAAGACCGCGAAAGCGGTCGAGGGCGGCGTAGGAAACAAAATACGCGTGGCACCGGACGTTAACGGCGTTTGCCAACATGCGTTCGGTTTCCTCCGACATGATTGTGATTTGGCATTTTGAACCGCCCTTGATGCCCTCGTTAGGCATGAGCGGGATAAACCCGCCTGGGACGGTTTTGCCAGCGAAGGTTGACGTGCGATAATCGCGAGCGTCAGGGCGTACAGTATTTGGGTAAGGAACCGGGCTTTTGTTCAGGCGGTTCTGGTTAGTGTTTTCCATTTTGTCACTTTCTTGATGATGCGTTTAAGTTTTTTTCTACGTTGCGCGCAGGACGCGCACCGCTTTTTCATCTGCGAGATAACCGGCCGCTACTGCCCACCTGGTCGGTGGAGTAAGTAGGAAGACCGGCAGCGCGAAGCGCCGCAGCGTCTATTTGAGCCTGGCGACCGTTGCCCAGGACTGGGAGCGTGGTAGTAGAAATTACGTCACTGACAGAGCCATTGACGTGTCCAACGCGTTGAAGTTCGACAGTGCCAAACATGACATCGCCGAAGAGGCCAAGGCCCTGGACTTCGCCCAGAATCTCGCCGCCAATTCCCTCATAATCTTCGATTATGACGGTTGCGTAGGCTCCCAGGTCGAAACGATCCGCTAAGCCCTGGCGCCATTGGATTGGCTGACCAGTGGCAGTGAATAGCGGTACCCAGGGCTGATCCTCGAAGTTTGCGGGGCCAGTGAAGAACTGGCTACGATCAAGGCCGGTGTTAGTTTCGGGGGCCGAGCGAGAAGGCCCACCGCTTGAAGCTGTGCGAAGGGCTGGTTGCCCAACAGCTCTAACCTGGGCAAGCGCCAGGTCGCGTTGAGCATCCATAAGCCCGGCGCGTGTACTTTCAGCAGCTTCCGTTTGTTGGCGGTCATACATCATGTTGCCGAAGTTACCGACGATACCGCCAATTTGACCCAAGGGGTCAGAACCGGAGGAACCACCAGTCTGGAAACCCTGACCGCCCGTTAAACGGAGAACGGTGAGAGGGTTGAACCCGTTTGCCACCGCGTCAGAGCGGAGTTTTCCCAGGTCCAAAGTTGGTGATTTTGGTTCTTTCTTGCCTATGCCCAGGGCGGACATAATACCAAGACCGGCTGAAATGGCTGCAAATATCGCCATTAATTCAGACCAGGAACAACCGCGCAGAATGTTTCATGGACCTTAGGCCATTGACCGACGATGAAGGCACCGACGGCTGAAACAAGCGCGATAACAATTCGGTTCAAAAGAACCTTAGTGAGCATATCCATTTAAGTTTTTTTCCTGTTGCAGTAGGGAACAAAGGAACGGCTATTGCCGCCTTTACTGCCCCGGTTAGATGGAGGCGGTTTACAACCGCCTTTTGGAGTACCCGGCAGCGCAGTGCGAGGTTTCTTTGGAACCCTTTCACGCTGGACCGCCGGGGTATTTGGCGGGGGGGCTACCTTGGGAGGATTACCCGCCAAATTTGAAGATAGAGCCGGGGCGGTACGAGCGCGCCGGGTTGCCCGGCCATAAGCCAGGGCGTCTATCTGTTGAACTGTTAAAAGGGTGGGCGCGATCCGACGAGGCGGATTGCTGGGACTGTACGTTGACGCGGCCCGCTGTGGCGTGCGTGTCCTAGAGCGTCCGCTACGTGATCGACGGGCCATCTGTATATCATCCCTTTTTGAGTTAGGACGGACACTAGAGTGCCGTCTGTGGTCCTTGCAAGGTATCCTTGAGGCAAGGCCAAAGCCCTGTCAAGGTTTTTGAGGCCTATGACGTCAAAGACGTCCAGACCAGGTGTGAGCCGCTGTACGGCTGAAGCGCCCTGGAGGCGAACCCGGTCTATTGAAGCCAGGTCGACAAGAGCGATCGGAGGAAGCCCCGGTCTAGTCTTGCGCCAGGCTTTGACGTGAACTTCCCAGGCTAGTTCGAGGGATCGACCCGCCAGATGAAACTTCACGTGTTCACCAGTTTTGAACTTACAGCCTGGGAGGGTATAAGACCTGGTGAACGGCAGACCTTGCGCAAGGCGCTGGTCTGCTAATGTTTGCCAGTATGAAGCGCCCAGGGGCGGCTTTTTGGACATCATGGGGCGGCGTACTGACTTGCCTGATTTGACGTCCTTGAGGGTGTAGCCCGTGACGTAGCGCACCCCGTAGTAGTCGGGTTGCTGTACGAAAGTGAAGCCGTGAGGCCAATAGTCCCAGGTCTGTTTTTCGGTGTCAGGGGGTGGAAAGCCTGGAGCATCCCCAACGAAGTAGAGGATGATGTGCCAGTGTGTCCGACCGCGTTTTGTGCCGTGTTCCCCGGCAACAATGTAACGGACCTTGTAGCCATCGTTCCTCAGGCTTTTCATCAACAGCTGGACGTGTCGATAGTTAAGGATTTGGCTGTCGGGGGTGTCCCCTCCGCCGTAGGTCAGGGTTAGCGCGGCGAAGCTATCAGATGTTAGAGCCTCGGCGTATGCCCGGCCACTGATATCTGTTTCCCTAGCTTGCAAACATTTTGTGCATTTGTGACATGGAACCTCCATTATGTGGCCCTTGGCTGAATATGTACGCTTTGGCGTCAGGCAGGTCATGATCGGTTCCTAGTCACTAAATGCTTTAAAGAACAAGAATAAGAGCGCATCAAAATTCCTGGCGGAATTTTAATGCTTTGCTGTGCAGTATCGAACCGGGCCTAGGCCCGGTCCTTGTTCTGGAAAAACACCTGGCGGTGATTTTCGCGGTCTACGACCGATTGCGCACGGTCAAT